CTAAAGTACCTGAAGTACCTGTATTCAAGACATGACCTGAGAGTAAGTCTGAGAACTGTATAGTGCTCTTAACTGTTGTATTGTTAGCTGACCATGTACGACCATAAGCACTAATCACACAGTTATTACTAGAAACAGTACCTAAGTAACCTGACTTCTCAGAGATACGCTTATAAGTAGTTGAACTGGTCGCAGGATCGAACACTAGAGGATCATGTCCAGCTTGATACAGGTAGATACATCCATTCAAAGGAGCCATCTGCCAGTTGTCATCTGTAATGGTAGGAGCTGTACCACCACCTCCGTAGGTTAACTGTGACAGTGTTGTACCTACCAGTTTGAATAGCTTATTGTTACCAGCAGCAATAATGTATGAGTTACCTGAGTTATCAATCAACTCACCGATAGCTTTGACGTTAGCTTCACCTAAATCACTGTTAGATGAGTGTGCTGTAGTCCATCCCTTACGAGCACCGATACGTCCAAACTTATCAATCACACAGTTATTAGCTACCGTAGCAAAGCCAGCCTCTAGAGAGACTGACGAGTCTTGTGTATTCAACCCCATAAACCCCGGAGCTGACACAGTAGTAGTTAATATCTTAGCTACCATTAGATACCCACCCAAGTAGTTTCTTCATCGTAGCGGTTACGCTCAATAGCTACAGCATCTGCCAAGGCTAAACGATATTGTTGATAGATCTCACTGAAGGTTGAACCTCCATCTTCACCACGCTCACCAACAGCTTTAGCGTAGGCTAACATCTGTACCAAGTGATGAGGAACTAATAAAGCATCAGCATTAGCTGTTAAGTCAACTTGAGGGATAACTAACTCAAACCTTAGTGAATAGACACCATCGGGTTGAGGCCATACATCCACCTGAGTATCATCACCGGAGATACCGTTGTAGTTGTAGTACACCGGAGCTGCATTCTGAGTTGTACCTAAGTAGTACTGTCTGTTCATCCAGTTAGTAGGCACTGATCTCATAGGCACATCTTCAGTGTCATTCAATACATCCACAGTACGGAATCTCTGACCTGAACCTGTCAAGGTATAGTTACGAGTACTAGCTACTGTAGATAACACAATAGTCTGTGTGAGGACATTCCAGTCATGAGCATCCTCAATCTCTCGCTTAGCATCATTAACAAATACACCTATAAGGGAACTGTATGGAGTATCACCTACTGACGATACTTCAGTCTCCCTTAGACGTACTAATACGTTGTTAACCAACTGTAGATATGTCGTAGCCATTATCTTCCCTTATTCTTTGTTAATATGGTAACACACTTTTACTATCTTGTCAAGCAAAAGAGTTACTTTTTCTTACGTTTCTTAGCAGCTTCAGCTTCACTAATGGCAATTGCAATGGCTTGTTTACGAGACTTCACCACAGGGCCACCCTTACCACTGTGGAGAGTACCTTCTTTGTACTCACCCATAACTTTCTTCATCTTGTTCTTAGCTGTACGCTGACCACGTGTAGGCATATTCATGGTATTAGTTCCCGTGTAGTTTGTTGTCTAAAGCTAACCAAATAGCTCCGAAGAAAGCACCTATAATAATGATAGGTTTAACAGCTTTAGCGATCCATTCAAGTACTTGGAAGGCTCCTGAGGCTGCATTAAAAGCCTTAACCACCTCTTGAGTGTTCTTATCTAGAGTGTCTACCTTAGCTTCAACAGCACATAGACGCTCATAGATCTGTGAGTGAGTAACTTCTTCAGTCATCGCTTACCTCAAGGAGCCACAGGCCACTCAACAGTCCAAGGAAAGCCAGTCTGCGCTGTTACATCACGCAAGGCTTGACGATATGTAGCCCATACAGCTTTGTCAACAGGGGCATCAGCTACTTGAGTCCAATCACACTCAGCTAACTTAGCATCACGATTTGCTCGAACACTCTTAGCCTGTTCAGCATCCTTCTGAGCCTTGTAAGCAGTCTCATGCTCAAGGGCTGTGGTAGTTACACCATCCTCAACAGTATCGATGAAGGTAGGGCCTAGCACATACTTTGTGTACCATTTACCATCAACTTGCTCAACACCTTGTGCTTGAGAGTATTGGTAAACAGTTCCACCAGTAGCTTGTGGGCCTTCAAAGACTACATCAGCACCCAAAGCCTCTAAGACTTCAGTTGTTGTTGTCTCCCATGATGGGCCACCATTGGCTTTTGTGTATGCACGAAATTCACTTTCGTACATGACTGCTCCTGTTTCTCTGATTCGTACTTGCATTTTAATTACCTCAAGCAATTGCTAAAAAGATGAATGTTCCACCACTTGCATTGATGGCGTCTGGCGCAGTTGAACTAATCTCAAACCCTGCGCTGTATGTGTCAACATAATCGGTGTTAGTTACTTCAGCGGCTGTGCTGTTCAATAGCAAGTAAGGGTCATTTCCAGACACAATTCCTCTTGCTGTATCCCATACATACCAAGCGCCAGTTGCGTCGGTACGCTTGATGAGAACAAACCTAGCGCCGCCTGTAAATCCACAGTCAACTTGAAGTGTAGTTCCTGTGCCTGTGTATGAACCTACTTTGGAAACACCAGCACAAGTGGCAAATAAATAGTTTACGTATGTAACACCAGAATCGTTAACCTCACCATTGTTTCCAATTGAAAAAACTGAAGCGGTTGGTTGAGTATTATTCCAATGGCCTGAAGAATCGTATGCGGCATAGGTTTGGTTTAGGTTTGCGGTTTTAGTTCCACCTAAAGGCCCACCAAGATATACCGCCCAGTTATTAACTTGGCTACGTGATTTAACAATCATCAATTCTGGTACTACGCCTAAGTTATGTGATTTAGTCGTTGCACTTCCCGTCCCTGAGTAACAGACCGCGTCAAAGTAGCCGGGGGCGCGAGCAAAGCCCCATGTCATGTAATTATTGATGGCTGTATTCCACCATCCATTCATCCTGTCCCAAATCTGATTGGTGTTTGCAGTCTCGGCATCCGTACTAGCTGAGTTCATGGTATTGTTACCAGTTAGTCGAGAACCCCAATAGTATTTATCAGACCCAGACCTTGCGCCAATAAAACCCATGTCTGTAACAAAACCAGTAATAGCTCCTGTAGTTGGAGAAGCTGGAACTTGGTAAGGCGCAAACACCTTAGTTGCATCCGTAGGCACTTTCATTGGGCCTCTACGAATGGCTATGTAGATGTAAGTTGAGCCTGATGTATTTATTGCAGCATTACGCAAATTAAAGCCTGTAGCTGTAGGTGCTATTAAAGCCAGCTCTTGTTCCTCACCGCTGAGGTTTGGACGCAAATGATTGCAAGAACCGTTTGTAGTCATACCTCTCATGTTGTCAACTAAAAACCAGTTTTGTGCATCTGTCCGGCTCTTAATTAAAACCCACTGAGGCTCAAAACCTAAATTAACTTGCTTTGAACCGTTGTCCGAATCATCTCCCGTATAAGACCCACACGAAATCACATTGTCTGTACCAGTCAGGCCAAAGCCTCCTGCGTCATGGGCGAATAGGTAGGCTACGTAGGTAACGCCTTCAAAGTTAAGGCCAAATCCAATATCAAGCCCAACCTCTATTGTTGTAGCAGTAACCGGAGTTGAAGCAAAAGGGCCATAAATAAAACCTGCTGTACTATTTAAAATACCGCCAAAGTTGCTTGTACTTCGATGCCATACAACCCAATTAGCTGCTTCATTTGTTCTTTTGGAAATAAAACATCCGGGGGTTGAACCTAAATTATGCGGAATTTGTCTTGTGGCAGTACCATCGCCTGTCCATGTCACAACATCAAAGAACTTTGGCTGCTTGCGGAATGTCCATGAGGCGTAGTTTTGTCCAGAACCATTTATTCCAACACCAGTCGGATTGATGTCAAACCCATCAGTAAAGAAATTGCAAACTCCAGTTCCAGTAGCTCCAAGCAAAGCATCTGTAGTGTTTGAGTAGAGCCAAGTTGTCCCTCCACCAGAACTGGTTGCAGTAGCATTTGTTGTCAAGTAATTGTTGTAAGCGCCTGATCTGCTTTTTAACCAAACCATTCCTCCTTTAGTTGAAAGGTCAATGTTATTGGTTATTTTGTTATCTGCCGTACCCGTTCCTGTGTAGAGGTACGTTGAAAACACGTCCTCGATGTAGTTAGGAACAGCAGCTACACCACCACCAAAGGCATCATAAGAAGCTGCACCACTTGTTGCTTGTAATGGCATAGTGTTAAGCCTTAAATTGTGTGTTGCTTGCCAAGACTGTAAAGGTTGCGTCTGCAGTCTTCAGCAAAAGGAAGCGGTAACTATCAATACCACTAGCATTACCCGCTGTAGGCGCACCACCTAGCCATCTAGTAGTTACTCCAGAGGTTGTACCGTCCACTTGCACAGCAGAGTTGTAGTAAGCAGTAGAGCCTTGAGTCACTAAGAAAGCCA